AAAGTCTTTCAGGGATAATCCCCTTCCGTAAGTCCTGATATTCCTTGCCGTTCTTCGCCCCTTGCCGTCTCGGTATTCCCGTTATATCCGCAAAAGCGTGACAGCCGATTACGTGCTGCCCCCCCCCTAGTAGTTTCAGCATCAATTCCGTCTCTTACTTTTTTAAGAAACTTTCTTGCGCCGTAAACGCTATCTGATATTTCCTTCGATACAATAGGAAAGCCGTATCTCTTGCAAACCTCGTAAAATCCCATTGTTGGATGAAGTATCACAACATTGTCGAATGTCTTAACAAACGCTTTTAATTCGGGGTACTGTGTCGGAACATCCACAAACACCGCCGGAACGTTCTTGAACCCACATTTGTTGCGAACTAAATCAAGCAACACCGTGCTATCCTTGCCACCCGAAAAGCTACAACAAACACCATCCTCGCCGTATTCATATACCCAATCGCATATACGGCTCATTGTCATTCGGACTTTGACCGACAACGGAGCGGATTGCATTTGCTTTAAACCCTCTAATGTTCTTAAATTTTCGTCCATATCTACCGCCTTAACCTAAATTGCCAACCACCTTGTCAGATTTTTCCGTCATCATGTCGGGTTTTAATTGCTATCATGAATCTTTTTCTTGTTGTACTTTCGAGCGTCTGCTTTTTCGCTCATGGCCTTTTCAATATCCCACTTGAGGTAAAGCAGCCTTGCTCTTAAAACTGATGCCTTTATTCCGCTTATTTTGCTTAATTCAACAATGCTTCTTAATTCGCCGTTATACTCGAAAAAGTAATGTGCATTTTTTCTTGCTTCACGAACCGTTGGGTCTTTGTAGTTATAACCAAATTGCCTGTTATTCGTAGAAAGTTTGCGCATCCATTCGTATTCTTTAATTCGGTCATTAAATTGAAGAATTGTGTCTAAAATAAAAACCTGAAAATGATCGCCGTATTCGTCAAAATCTGCTTGCATATCTTCTACAGAATGCGTACCGTTCTTTAAACTCGATAAATGGAATTTCAAACGACACTCTAAATTACTCGTACTTCCCACATAACATTTGTTTGTGATGGTGTTTCGCAACATATAAACGACACGCGGAAATTTCATACCTATACCTTCTTTCACGTTTCTTTCACTTTTGCAAGGTCATTGTAAAAAAATATACATCCAATTTCCTCGTATGAAAGATGAAGCGCATCTGCAAGTTTTGCGATTGAATCGTAGGACGGTAATCTGCCGCCATTTCCGTTCAAAATGCTAGATAACGATGATTTATCAATGCCGCTCTCTTTTTCCAGATCGCCAAGAGTATTGTAATCAGCGTCAATCATAGCCTTGCGGAACTCTTTAGTATTAATACTTCTCACCCGTTCATTCCCCCTTCCTTGTGTTTTCATTTTTCTTGCATGATTGAATAATATCACACATGAAATTTTAATGCAAGAGTTTTTTTAAAATTTTTTCACTCATGTAAACATTTCGTTGCGAATTGCCGAAATATAAGGTACAATCGCAATATAAACTATCGTTTTACGGAGGTGTTCTATGAAAATAAACAGCGAGAAAATAAAGTATTTAAGAGAAAAGAATGGTTTATCATTAAAGGATGTCGCAATCAGAATCGGATGCTCCGAAGCTACTGTCAGCCGTTATGAGAATGAGCAAGTGCAACGTGTATCGCCTTCTATTATGTTGGGATATTCACGGCTATTTCAGGTTCCTATCAGCGAATTGTACGAAAACCCTCAAACAGAATGGGTTACCGCTATGGAAGAAGCCGGGTTACGCGATCCTAGAGTTGCGGGTTTTATTCAATATTTAGAAGAGCAAGCCCAAAAAGAAAGTACGGGCGCTATTCATTTAACGGATGAAGAAGCCCGATTAATATTAGCTTATAGAGGAGCTGACCCCAGAACGCGCCAAATTGTTGATTTTACACTTCTTTCTCCGATTGATGGAAAAAACCTGACTATCGAGGTTAATATGCCATTACCAAATACCAAGAATGAGGGGTGATTAAATGCCGCGCTCAAAATACACCCGCGATAAAGACGGGCGTTTTCGTACCGCTATCCGCACCGGGAAATACGATGATAACGGCAGACCTATTTCTATACGACTATCTAGCACTAAATCATCAGCAGACCTAGAACGAAAAGTCCGCGCTATCAAATACGAGATAGAACGCGGTCGGACATACTTCGGAGAAGCCGCGACACTAGAAGAATATGCCCCGATATGGTTAGAGACAAAGAAAAGCCGCAGTATTAGCACGTATCAGGAATATGAATACTACGTTAATAAGCATCTGGGGAATTTAGCCACGATGCGGCTCGACTATATCCGTTCGGCGGATATCCAGAACCTTATCAATTCACATTCAAATGCGCCTAGCCTGTGTAAGAAATTACTGCTTACACTTCGGCAGATATTTGACATGGCGGTAAATGAGGATATAATACAGAAGAACCCTTGCGCAGCCGTTACGCTCCCTCGTTTGGTAAAAGGTGAGAAGCGCATACTCACGCAAGCGGAATGTAAGATTGTCAAAGAAGCCGAAGGATTAGACGAAAGAAAAAGAGCATTAATTCATCTGTTTTACGGAACGGGCTTGCGTCCGGCAGAGATTTACGAGCTCACATGGAAAGATATTGATTTTAATTACAACACAATTAACGTAAATAAGGCCCTGAATTTCAGCCGCAGAGGACAAACTTCTGTCGGATTGCCGAAAACAAATAAGAGCATACGTACAATACCCGCTCCTGACTTCGTAATAGGCTCTCTTTTGGCTTATAAGAACGCGGCTAGGTATTTCCCTAATCAATATCTTTTCGGCTCGGAAAATGGCTTATACGCGAATAGAACGGGATATGACGATCAGTTTTATCGGGCGATTAATGCTCTCGGTCTTAAAGGGATAACGCCGTACAGTTTCAGACATAACTTCTGTACGATGTGCTACTACTCGAAGATTGACATTAAGACTTGCCAATTCCTGATGGGTCATTCCGACACCCGAATGGTATTAGAGGTTTATACCCACCTCGACAAAACTAATTCCACCCTCTCGGCGGCGGTCAATAGTATTAAATTCTGATTTAACAAAATTTAAGTTTCCTTCCGGGTAAAAAAAGGGTAAATAGGGTAAATATAAACCCCAAAAAACGAACACATTTTCGTATATTTTGAACATAATAAGACCTTCGGAAAACCCTTTATTTTCAAGGCTTTACGCTGATTTTGCGGCTTGTGAGACGGAGCAAAGAAAACCCCTTTTTATTCATTCGTAATCAATAGGTCGTGGGTTCAAGTCCCATTCTCAGCTTCCATCTAAACCCTTGAAAACACTAGCTTTTTCGAGGGTCTTTCTTTTTTGAGTTTCCAAAGGGTGGGTAAATTCCGGGTAAATCTGTTTACCCATGAAACCCTACTTTTCCCCTTCACGGGTAATTTTTTCGTATAGTTTTTCCTCTAAAAGTTCTATCCATCTCTCTAATCTGGGGGTCGGATTCATCTCATAAGCCGCTTCTGCGGCAGTTAAAAGCCGTATTAAAATCTCCATAGTCTATACCTCAAAAGGGCGCACCCTGATTTAGAGTGCGCCTTGTGTGTTACATAGCAAGCATTTGCTTAATCCACGCGGTCTTTTCGATGAACTCACGGTGTTCATGCTCCCACTTTTCCATCATTTCCTCGGGTGGAGTGTAAACCTTTTTGAGTTCTTCAATATCGGCAACTACTCTCTCATGGATGTAGTTAGCGTGTTTCAACTCGTCCGTGGACATTTCCTTGTATCGGTTCGCCCACGGAGTATCATTCTTTGCCTTGAACGTAAGGTATTCTTCTGCGTAGTCTTTAGCCGAACATAACTCATCATTGATTTGTTCAATAAGGTTTTTGATCCGTGTCATACGCAATACCTCAACGAGTAGTCAAGGCTGTAGTTCCACCAACAACAGGCGGGAATACTCCGGCATCATACGCCCATGAGTTAGGGAAGCGAAGAACGCCGCTAGTAGCCTGTGCAAGCTGAAGCTGACTTACCTGTGCCTGAAGTGCTTCAATCTTGTTCTGCGCGATCATATCCTTTACAGACTGAATCTGTGCCGTAAAGTTAGCGTTTGTAGCTGCATCGCGCATAGCACCGTCATAATTGATCTGCTGTACTAACTGCTTTGTAGAACAGCAACAATCATTGATGGTTGCAAGAGTGTTAGCCTGACCAAGTGCAAGGCCGGAAATATCTCTTGCTACTTCGTTGTAGAGTGCCTGATTAGCCATGAGTGTATCATGGAAAGTCTGATTGGTTGCCGCTACGGTCTGTGCGGTTCCGGCATTAACGGCACCAAGAATGTCTCTTGTCTGTGCGTTGATGTTCTGTGTATCGAATCCGTTCTGAACCTGATCTCTCGTAGCATACTGCTGATTGCCGCCACCAAAGCCGCCAAAGCCACCGCCGCCAAACAGAGCGAGGATTGCGAACAGCCATATCATGCCGTTCCAACCACCCATACTGTCATTGTTCAGCAGAGCAACGTCACTCGCTGTTAATGATCCGTCCATTTTTTCTACCTCCTATAATTTTTGTAGGTTAGGAGCTATCTTTCCCGGTATAGATAGTCCGTTATGTTAAGGTGCGCCACCTTTAACTCGATTTTAATTCGATTCTAACTCGATTTTAACTCATCAACTGTTTAATAAAATCATCAGGGTTTACGCCTTGTTCCTGTGCCAGTTTGTAAAATGCTTTCTGCGGATCGCCACCGTTGGCATTGACATAATCCATAGCCTGTTTCATCTGCGGATTCTGCCCCATCATCTGATTGAGCATCATCTGTGGATTCCCGGCAGATTTAACGGTCTGCATGAGATGCTTGATTCTGCTGATATTTTGCATTGTTCGGTTTTGTGTTAGAGCTGTCAGCATAGGATTTGACATTTATTTTATCCTCCCATTCAGATATGATTTTTTCTACTTTGGATATCCGCTGTTCGATGCTTTCAACATCCACGGGCGGCTTTTCCTCATGCACCTTTATATCATACGGAGTGCTTGTTACTTTCCCCACACCGTCAGACACACACATCCACACAATAGGCGCGGTAGTGTCCATAGCCAACAGGCTAGAGTTAGGCGCAAGCTGTATTGTGTCTACGCTTGCCTTGCCGTTGACTTGAATAATCTGCTGTTGCTGTAAAGTAGGCATTACACTGTGTTGTGCCACCGCATAAGGATTGAAAGCGGCATAATACGGATTGTTATACATTCTTATATCCCCCTGTTACCCACATGATAGCAACAAAAAAGAACCCCGACATACGAGATTCTTTTAAGATTTATGCTATAAAATTGCACGAAAAATGTTGAAAAAATGTTATTCCTTGATTATCTGCTCATCCCAAAGCTCCACGTCATTATCGGTAATTGCCGCCGTGCAGAAGGGAAGTCTTGATATCAATGTCTTGCCATCCCCGAATTTGAATCTAGGAACGTCAATATCGTTGTCTGTGCGGTAATCGCTATAAACATACCACTTATACTTTACAGACACCTTATCGGGCATTTCAGCCCATTCTTTCATAGTATGTACTTCGGGATAGCAAGGGCACTGTTCGCACGGTATCTTTACTTCGGGTTTAATCACTTTGGAATTGTCTATCTCTTTCATGATCTTGTTCCGTACTCTTTTCATAATTACGGCTACCGTGGATTCAGAAACATTCAATTCCAAAGCAATCTCAATATTCGTACAGTCCTTTGCTTTCCGCTCGAAGCACAACATTTCGCTGTCGGTAAAATTGCACCGGGTTTTAAAGCGTTCGATCTCGGAAAGTGTAAAATCCGCAATGCGCACGTTGCCCCCTTACTCTTCCACTTCAGGAAGTCCGGCGATCGATGTAAGGAGTGACAGAATACCCGCAAGGGCAGAAGCCGATAAAACCATCTTCCAGTCTACCTGACCTAACACAGCCGCTGTTCCGATAGTAGCGATAGCCGCCTGTGCGCAAGTCTTGATTGCACGGATGCCCGCTGCTTTCCACCAGTTAGCCGATTTAATGTTCTTTACCATTTTTGCCATGATCTTATCCCACCTTTCTATTGAGTACGTCAATCTTCTCTTCAAGCAGTTTATCGTTATCTTCCAAGCGGTAAACACGCTCGATTAAGTTATTATGCTTTTCTACCTTCTTTTCTAACTGTTCAATTCGATATCCAGTCAACTTATTTGCGGTCATAATGCCGCCGAAAGTACCGGCGAGTGTACCGACAAGCGATATGATTGAGACAATTACCACTTCTGACATAGTACATCACACTCCTTTCCGCATTATTCCCACAACTTCGCCCATGTGCGCTGACCTACCACGCCATCTACATCAAGGTTGTTATCAGCCTGAAAATCTATTACGGCATTATAGGTCTTTAAACCGTAATAGCCATCGACCGAACCGGGCTTATAACCTTTTCTGATAAGCTGTTCCTGACACTGCTTTACGTCCTGTCCGTGCATCTGATTATCTTTGATGTATTTCAGATTACGGAGCAGAACAGGGATATCATTACTGAACCAGTCTAATCTGCCACCGATAACAAAGCTAGTGTCCTTTAACTTTCTGCGTGTTACGCCATAGTCACGTCCACGGCTTTCGATAATGATAGCATTGCCATTATCGATCTTTACCACCACGCCCACGTGAGTAGCTTCAGACTTCTTATCGAACACAAGGTCTGCAAGCTGTAAATCCTTCAGCGGAACGGGTGTTGATTTCGCCTGAAAATCCCTTGCGCGGAAGTCTGCTGTCGGCTTTATGATGCCTAAATCCCGCATTACACCGACGATGATACCTGAACAGTCTCCGGCTCTGCTCTTCGACATATCCCATCCTTGCTTATAGCATTTGCCGATATAGGTCAAATCTCTGCAAGTATCGGAATCCCATAAAGCCTTACCGCTCTTATCTCTGCGTCCATAGGTCTTTTCCATGTTGTGAATGCGCCCGATAGATAGGCTTTCGGTCAGCTCACCGTTAGCCGTGCCGATGTAAACGCCGTGATTCTTATAGACTTCTTCCATAGCGTCACAAAACTCTTGCCTAGTAGCCATGTTTCTTTCCTCCTTTTTTGTATTTTAAAATAGTGTTTTTTCCGTGGTTATCGCTTCCACGACACAGGGGGATGCTATATGAAGAAGAATTATAGTGAACGCAAGAAGTTCTCTATAATCGTCGATTCAAACTTGTGACAATCGGCGTTCGGGTGCGCATTAGTGCTTGATACTTTCCAAGCGTTAGTACGCTGTGTCCTGACAGCAGATGCAACATCTGCATTGGTCGAACGCATCATGCAAGGTGTACGCTCATCGCCGTTCAGGTCGATATACGGAAGTCCGTACTTCTTTGCAATGGCAATGGTAGCCGTGCGGTAATCGTCGCTGTCACATCCATTTGATACGATAATTCCAATATGCAGATTAGGTCTATTAGTAATAAGCCATGTCAGAATGACGTTCCATGCGCCGTAAAAGGTCGCTGTTGTAGCATCGGAAATAGTGCCTAACGGTATCTGCCCGGTTTCTGCTGTTGCCCTGTGGCTGTCGTTGATGCCGAAATACATTGTGAGATAATCCGCATCAGCTGCAACGGTCTGATAGTAATTCACGAATGAATTTTCATCTGACGCATCAGCCGCATAAGCAAGGGTTCTGCCACCACGGGAAAGATTCTGAATGGTCATGTTGCAACGATTGCCGATAAGATACGGATAAACAGCTCTCTCACCCGCATATTTGCCATCGGGAATCGTAGGTGTAGTAACGCCCGTGAAATCGCCGTAGGTGAAGCTATCGCCCGCTACACACCATTTCTTGCCATTCAGAACATCCTCGGTTTCGTCGATGCCCAAACGCTCCTTTGCCATAGCAACGTTATCATCGGACAGCCACAAGTCATTTACTATGGCTTTTCTAGGCCCGAAATTAGCGTACTGATCGATGTAAAGGTTATTCCACTGTGTAGTAGTGAAATTAGCTACAAGGCAAGCGTAGGCGATAGAATTATTTCCGGCTACTTCAAAGGTACAATATCCATCGGTATCAATATCTGCCGGGGATGTAGCCACAACATACTCCTTGTTCGCGTTATAGCAGAAGCATCTAGTGTAACTAGGCCATTCGGTCATATTACACTTGAACTTCTGATTGGGCGTACAAGCGAAAAGGTTTGTAGTGTTGTAGCCGTTCAGGGCAGAACCATCACTGTAGGTCGCACCACCTGAACTAGAGGGCTTCCAGTCCTTTTTACTTGTGGAACTGTCAAAGAGATTGGTCGGGATCACGAAAGTCATCTCCGACATATTGACCTTTGTATCTGCGATCTCTTCCGTCTTTTCACTGGAATAAACCTTGTTGTAAGCGGGTTCAGAATCGTCTATGGTTGCTCCACCGCCGCCACCGCCGCCACCATTACGAGCGATGTAATCAAGGTATTCCTCTTCTCTGCCCTGCGGATTAGACGGAAGCTGAACGTTCTCTCCGGCAATGTTCGCAAGGTAAGTCTCTCTTCTCCCGTTAGGGTTTGTAGGTAATCCTGACATGGTATTCTATCTCCCTTCATTCAGAATAAGGTTCGCCAACAATATCTTCATACTCTTCTGCTGTAATAAGACCGCTCACCACATCGGCTTTCAGAAGAATCTTCACCTGTGCTTTCCATGTGCTAGGCACTTCATCAAAGGTACGTGTTCCCGCAAGAATCCTGTTTCTCCAAATTTTAGCCATATAACAATACCTCCTTAAATGGTTTCTGATAAGTCACATAACGCTTCTTCTATGTCAGCCACCTTTGTAAAGTAGCTTTCATCAAGGTCGCATAACGCTTCTTCGTTATCGGATATACGTGTAGAAGATTCTTCGTGACGCATCTCTGTAAATGCCGACAACTTACGTTCTAATTCCCCTATTTTTTCCCAAAGTGCAGTTATTTCTTTATCCATCTAGCACACCTCCTTACAGACAGCCAAAAGGTGAAATAGCATTTGTACTCCCCGCGTTTGAATAACTTGCATTTCCGGCTTTATAATAAACACAGAATTGCGTGGAACCGTTATAAAATGGGGAACGTTCAAACCAACTTGTTACCGCACCCGAATCTCCCCTGTTCTTACTCCGATTGGCGGCAGATGAATACCAGTCAAATTGTGTCAAAGCATTAAACTCGGTCAGATTACTATACGAAGTATCAGCCCCCGCTGTTGTGGCTGTGCCACCAAAAATCTCTTTTGCCGCCGGAAGTGCAAAATAATCATTACTTGTCGTATTAGTAGAACCATTATAGGATGTAGCCGTTATTGTTTTGAACTGTTTAAAGGCCGATTGTAAGGAAGAGGGAATTGCACTTCTAAAACCGCCATTACACCATAACCGTCTTGCCGAACTATCCCACGAACCAGTATTTGTGTTTGTGCTATTTATATAGCCTTCAGTTTCTAATCCATTCTTCAAGCCACATATAAAAGAACAAGTATTTCTAGTCTGTCCTTGCTTGTTTAATACGGATGTCACTAATTCATACGAACCCCTGTGCATCAATACAAGTGTAGCGGTCTGTGCGTTTTGTACTTCGCCCACACTCCATGTTACGCCATCGTAAGTACCAGTAGCTGTAATAGCCGAAAGTGATATCTGATGTTCCTGCCCCACTCTCCAACCGGCATCATCATATAAATCGATATAACCTAAATCAGCAGCTTCTACCATGTCGGCGATTTCGGCATCTGTAGCCGCCGCAAAAGTTTTCAGCGTTACATACGTTGAAGAAATGCTTATTGTGGCAGATGCAGCATTATAATTTACAGATGCACTCGTTGCCGCTGTCACCGTCGCATTACCTTTTTTTGACGTTGTAATGGTTATAGTCGCGCTTGAAACGAGTGATGCTTCGGAAGGACTGGCAACATCAGAATCCGTACTTGTAATATCTGCTCCGGTATCATTAGTAAAAGTAACTGTCACGTTGGCACTAGACGTAGTATTGCTTAACGATAAACTATTTACGCTAACCGACAACGAAGCATTTGCTTTGTTGATTGTCCATGTATAAGTTTTAGGTGATGTAGTATTATCAGCCCAAACGTCACTAGGGAATAATAATGAAGCCGTAACTGTATATGTTCCCGCATTGGTCTGTGTATCATTAGTTAGCACCACGGCATCAGGATCAATTAAATCCCATTCAAAAGTTTGTGCCGTACCATCGTATGTATATGTTTTTGTTTTTGCGATCGGCACAGCAATAATACGAGACACCGTTCCATTAGTCCATTCGTGATTAGTGGCGTCATACATCAACACTTGTCCATCTTGAGGGTTTGATATACTAACATCCGACAAGCCGCTCAACGACGCTGACGCTATCGCTTGTGCTTGGTCCTTCCAGTATTTCGCATTATTTTCATAATATGGAGAGCCACTCCCGACCGGGGAACCGTTTTGAGTGCCGTTGGCGAATCCTTCGGATGCCAGTGCTTGTGCGCTTGCCGTGTTAGCCGAACCACTAGCTGCGTTTGCCTGTGCTGTAACATCTGCTAAATAGTTAGGCTGTAACTTTGCGCCCGTGATAGAACCATCGATAACTGAAGCTGATACAGAACCATCTGCTCCAACGGTAAAGGCCACTGTGGAGCTGTTCGTGAACTCGTACTCGGTAATTAGTGCCGACATATCGATGTACTTATATGTGCCATCCTCTAGCTCAATGATAAGATTCTGATAATGTGCCGATGTAGGATCGTCATCGTAGTCAAAATTGATAGCCACCTTTTCAAGCAAGGTATCGATGGTCTTTGTCGTATTATTGAAAAGCGTAAAGGTTATAACGCCCGTCGTGGAATTGAGTGATACATCTTTGAAAGCCAAAAGCAAATCGCTCTGATCGGCTTTCGTGGTGTCCAAACTGATAACTCGGTCATCGATGGTATCAATGCACCCGTCCATGTAATTCATGTTGGTGTCATTCAATGCGGGCGTGGTATCATTCAGGAAGTTTAAGTTACTATGACACTTGTTCACCGTCTTTTTCCTCGCTTTCCTTCGGTTTAGAAATCTGTTTCCAGTATTCAAAATCCATTAGCGTATTGATATGCTTTACTACATACCGCTTGACTTCAAACGGCAATGGATTCTGATTGATGAGATTGATAAGGGCATTCTCGAAATCGTCCATGTATTAGTCCTCCACAAGTATCTTGTAAGAAGTACCATTGATTGTTTCGCTTACCCACTTAACGTCTTTACCCTTGATACGAACCGTATTAGATGAGCCGCCGCCAACATCCACGGAGCCATCAAGCAAGATGCCGTATGAAGAATATCCGCTGTCTACTCTGATGCCGGAAGTCTGACCATATATAGCCGTTGTGCCGTTGGTATCGTCAAACACGATCCTTGCATTGCCCGAACCGACATTATCCGACGCACTAATCATGTCACAGTTATATATTCTTGTCTGTGTAGAATCATAGCCAACATGAACAACGCTACCCGTGATAGAAACATTATTGAAATCAGAACCTTGCGAACCGTCAATCATCAGGTAATTGCTTGAAACATATATCGCATCATCAAACATTTTGAGCGTATCTGTTGAACTAGTGTACTTAAACGCCGTACCCATAGTGATATCACCATTGACGGTCAGACTTGTTTTAACAGTACAACTCTTTAATTCTGCCGCCGTAAGTTTGGCGTTACCGTTAGAATCAAGAGAAAAGTTTGTGGCATCAACAGTAAATGTTCCCGAACTCGATACCTCGATAGCATCCGACCTGATTGTTATGCCGGACATTTTGTTATTGAGATCGCTGACAATATTAGACTTGCTTACCTTCAGACCTATTTCCTGTGCGGTCTGATAAGCGTATGAACCCTGAACCGTATCATCAAGCTGTTCGGTCAATTCTGCCGATACTTCGTTTACGTCTTGCTGTATCTTTAAGGTCTTATTAGCAATCTGCTTAAATTGGCTAGACACGCTGTTCAAATCCTCCGAAGAATACTGTTCACCCTGTGCCGTGTAAGTATCTCTTAACGCCTGAATACCTGACAACCTTCTGTCCAGTATGTAGGTCACGATACCGCGATACGTTGTACGAATGCGAATACCATCTCCTACTTCGTGTAATGGGTTTCCTATGGCGTTCAGCGTACAAGGCTTATAATATCTATTCGTTATCTTGCTCAACGCATTTGTAGCTATCGTAGTGAGTGCAGAACCACCTATGCCGTACACAAGGAAATTGCCCGTGATTACATATCCGTTTCCGCTTGTGCCTACCGTGATACCCACATCCTCATCATCCGTGCGGATCGTGAGCTGCGTGATGCTCTCGCTGATATAATCCTCAAATTCCACATCAAGGTAATACGAGTGATGCAGAACCGTAACATCGTGGTTAATGTCCTGTGGATAAAGGTCATCAGCGGGATAAAGGGTATCAGAAGGAAATAGGCCATCATCAAGACCGGGAGTGAGTTCTACAAACTTAAACTTACCCTCGTTCGTTATCGTTCCGAAAACACCGTTAATCTCGCAGATAGCCCTGATAACGTCAGCACCGCTCAATGTTTCGGGTTCAATGGTACGCCTTACGGTCATGCTGTCATTGACAAGCGTAGTGCTGACTACACTGATATTCAGATATGTAAATAACGCCGCCCTGAACTGTGCAAGCGTCATTGTGGTTGACTTGTTCGGCAATGTCGCATTGTAGAACGCCGTAAGGTCAGCATTCAGTATGTCGTACATCGCATCGTAAGCCCTGATAGTGCGCTTTGTTCTATCGGCTGATAATTTATCCTCATCTACCTTGTAAACGCCTAATTGAAGCATTTTAGACGCATCAGAATTGGGTATCAGATAAACCTTGATCGTTTTGTTCTTCAGCGTCGGAAGGTTCTCGTAAATCACGAATGAAACCTCTGCCGCTTCACATGAGCCGAACCGAATCTGTGTATCGGAACACAGGCTTTGATGCAGCTCGAATGCTTCCTCTTCAATCATCGGGTTTGTGATGGTCACAGTATCATTTGATACCGTGTAACCCGTACCGCTGACCGTTACCGTACCATCAGTGATTAGTAAATCTCTATGTTCGGCAACGAGCATATCATCCGTATAATTGTAAGGTATCATCTAATCACCTTCCTCTTTACGTTGCACTCGGTTTACTATAGCCGATAAATGCAAATCTCACGGGGTTATAGCGTAAACCTTTTTCATCGGCGTATCTGATAGAGAATGTTACATCCGAAGTAAGATAACAAACATCGGTCTTATAAGCGTTCTCTTCGGGTATCCATGCCGTGACATTAGCACTCTTTGCCTGTTTGCCGTTGAACAGATTTACACCGTCCACCGATGAAGAATTGAGATACTGTGAACGGACATTGCTCATCAGTTCCTCGAACTCGGCATTGCTCAAATCAGGTGTTTCCCACTCAACCTTCATTACCTTATTCTTCATTACCGAATCCCTGTGAAGAGTGCCGTTCGCATCTCGGTAAGAATCAACGTCCGTGGTACTCCATAACGCCTGAAACGTCTCATACTTGATAAAGCGGGAGGGGATAGTATAATTGCCGACCTTGACCAAGAAACCACGCTGATAGTACGTCTTGCCATTCTGTACGGTACTGTCGGAAGTCTTGAAGTAAGTGCTTCCTGTTTTCTCGTACCACCCTTCACGGCTAGGATTTTCCGTACCAACAGGCGTTACTGTTTTATAATCATTGTAAGCCATGCTCCTATCCCCTCTCTGTGTTATGCGAACGCCGGACTACCCGTGCGCTTGTTGTAATTCGATGCCTTGCGCTTCATTGCTACAAATAAGTCATCCGTCGTAGCAGGTTCCCATCCGCTCATTCCATTGCCGCCATGTTCCTTTAGTGCCTGTGACATACCCATGTATGCCGCTTTGTAGATTGCGTCCGTCATCTGCCCGGTGTTGGCTACCGCTGTGTTGCTTCCCATCTTGCCGACGATCTCACTGCCGACCTCGCCGGAAACGAAAAGCTCACCACTTCTCACAACGCCACCCACAGCCTTTTTACTAAATAGACTTATAATCTTATCCGCAAGTGAATCTTCTACAATCTCATAAATATCTAAACCAAAAAGCGACAATACGCGATTTTCTGTACTATCTTGTCTCGTTGTATCGCCTGAATCGAATGATCCGTATGTACCACCGTGAACATCACCGCTACTAGACTTATGTAATTCAGTTTTGGCCGCAAAACCAATTTTGCCATCGTTGTTAATATCTATGTTCAGCCATTTTTCAACTTCCGCTACCGCTTCTCTAATTCCATTCATTACGGTATTGTTCCACCAAATTTTGATATCACCCCAAGCATTTTTCAGTTTTTCCAAAACGGAACCCCAGTCAATATCGTAAAGTGCTACAAACACACCGGGAAGTCCTGCCTTTATCAATTCCCAACCTAAACCTCTCATACCGGGAACGAATAACAGAATTGCGCCTAAAGCCGTAGCTCCTATTCCACCCCACTTGAATAAGTTCTTTATGCTTTCAAACTGTTCTTTGATGGAGTTTAGTAAACTATCTAAATCTAGTTCTTCTTCGGAAGCTAACGTTTTGATTGCCGTTCCCGCCAATATCAGGCCTAATCCTAACGCTCGTTTGCCCGGGACGAACAGCAACATAGTGCCCATAGCCGTGGATGCCCAACCTATCGCATTAAATAAGGCTGCGTATTCCTCGAACTTTTTATTGATCTTATTTTTAAGTCCTTCCCAACTAAAACTTATGTCATCTTTTGTAAGGGATTTCAAAGTTACACCGGCAAGAATCAAGCCCAATCCTAAAGCACGTTTACCCGGAACAAAAAGTAGCATAGTACCGATTGCAACGGCTGCGGGCGCACCTATATCCAAAAGCAAATCTTTATAATCCTGAAATCTCTGCTTTATCTTTTTGAGTAAACCGCCCCAACTGAAATCTATGTTGTCAGCCATTGCATCAAGGAAGGAACCGCCAAGAATCAAACCAAGACCTAATGCCCTCTGTCCGGGAACAAATAACAGGATCATACCAAGTGCTACCGCTGCTACTGCACCCTTCTTGAACACTTTCTTATATGCTTTGAATTTCTCCTTGATTTTTTTGAGTATGTCATCCCACCCAAATTTCACTCCTACGGCTATGCTTACTAAACTTATTCCGGCAAAAATCAAACCAAGACCAAGCGCACGTTTTGTAGGTACAAATAACAATATTGTTCCCAGTGCCACTAATCCGACGCCGCCCTCAACGAAAAGATCATGATACTCTTCCAGTTTTTTCTTTATCTTTTCAAGCAGCCCATCCCATTCAATCTTGTATTGTTTGAATTGTTCGCTAACAGGCTTATCCTCAAAGGCTTCTTTGATCTTATCTACTTCATCCGATGCCTTATTATCATTTGAAGAAAGATTATTCAGCTCATCCAAGCCTAATAACTGCTGTTTGTATTTCTTAACAGATTCAGTAGCTTCATCCCATTCCAAAGATTGATATTTTGCAAATTTGTAGTAGTCTGAACCGTTGAAAGCCGCAAATAATTCAGTGAGCTTTTCAGCAAGCCACCGAACCTTATCTACAATCCATTCGATTGCCGGCATGATCAACTGTTTAATTTCTCCCCACATGGCTCCTATCTGATTCACCATTTGAGAAGTAATTGATTTTAATCGATCAAGCGTATCTGCTAATCGTTTAATACCGTCTTTCTGTTTGGAGAATAAATAAGCGTTTCTTAATCCTTCGCCAAATGCTTCCGAAACAGCCTTGATAGCCGAACGAATAGCTCTATAAAGGGCAATACGCGCAATAGACTTTAAAAAAGTCTTTACAGCACCATTCCCGATCTTTATGTTTTTTGTCCATTCGGACATTCTTCTCCCGGCGTCTTTTGTACGATCTTTTACTACCTGAAATTCCTCGCTTAAAATCTTCAGGAAAGAAGTATGTTCTTTAATTGATCCGATATCAACAGTCTCTGAACCGCCGCCACTGACACCTTCATCAGAACGCGTGTCTGTGGGATTGACCACGGAATCAGTAGGCGCGGGTTTGGTGGCGGCAGATGAAAGTTTCTGCATATCTTTAGCCGCCGAACCCAACGAACCAACAGATTTAAGATTACGGCAAGCTGCCACATAATCATTTAATGCACTTGTCAACTCACGTAATCGCTCAATCCCGCTTACATCAATAGCATGAAGTGCCGCATCCATCTCGCGCAGATTTCGGCTAACATGGTCGCTTATTTTTAACCCATCCTTGCCAACGCCCGACAAGGCCGTTTTAACTTTTTCTAACGACGTAGCCAACGCTTGTAAGGATTTCGTAGCAGACGTAGCACTAGCCGTTATTTTGACTTCTAACCGATCTATCTCCGCTGACATTTATACCACCTCATTGTTGCCCCGATTTTACCCACGATAAAGTTTTTTCAATACTTTGCCTTTTCCTATCTTCGAGTTCTTTTTCGGTCAATGGAATAGGCTGCTCGGGATATCTACTAGCCTTGCTCCCTTTACCACCCGCAAAACTTAACGCAAGGGATTCCACAACAGATGCAAAAGCTCGATAATTATATAGGCCTTGTAGCCACAATTCCTGATTTTTTATTTCATTCCGTATTACATGAGCTTCTCTATAAATTGCGGCTAATTCCGGTTCGCCATTCCAAAATTCATCGTAACTCATGCCGATAGCCATGTAATACGGCAGGATTTCATAAAAAATTTCTGTTAAAGACTTTGACGGCTTTGCTTGATCGAAATCATCGATTAAAGTCTCACCGTCATTTTGGAGTTTTTTTCCGAACCATCCGATGCTACAAGTGTGTTGAAGGGAAGCAGATAAAGCTCTACAAGTCTTTCGAGCATACCATCCCTTAATCCACCTAAATCCTCATAAAGAATCTTATCAGTCTGATTCTTCTGCATCCGGGGCTGATGCATCCTGAAGGAATAATGGAATAAATCTTCGATCCCGCTCATGTTCACGCCCTTTTCAAGAGACTGAACGTCAAAACCCTGTGCTTCTGCATATTTAATTGAAGCTCTGTTGAACTCCAATACATACACCTCGCCGTTCTCGCTTTCCAGTGTGATCGGGCGAACACTCTTCGAGTTTTCATTAGTATTTAAATTTGATGTCGTTGCTTTTGCCATAATCTTATCCTCCATGTAGGTTTAATTATTTATAAAAACGTAGTAATCAGCGCACATGGTCACTGAAAAGGTGGCGAACCTCTGTCCTACGTTTCTATCCTTCATTGTTACGATGCTGTTACGGTAACTACAACCTTGCAGCTATCGCCGTTGCCATCTTCGATAGTAAGTACGGAAGTACCTACATCAACGCCGGTAATGGTAACCGTGCCGGAGCTTTCAGTAGCTGTAGCGGCAGCGGGATTACTTGAAGTGATCTTGATAGTACCTACGCTGTTGGTAAGGGTAACCGTGGTAGTAGCCGCCTTAACAACAGTAGCCGTGGTAGCTGAAGGTGTAATCTCGGTCGAATGTGCCGCCCATCCCGCAAACTCTTCGATAACTACGCTTGCAGAAATGGTTGATGCACTATTGCCGGAAATACCGCTGTTACCGATCTGCTTCGGTGTTCCACACCAAAAGAATGAATTAGAAGCGTTAGGATATCTGTACTCCCACCACAGGCGAAGCCCGCTATCCTTCTTTGTCTCGGCAAGTGCTACAAGAGTATTCCATGCCGAAATAACCGCATCAGAATGATTAAGGGTGAAAGTCTTTTCTCCACCGGGATCCTGACGTCCGGGAACGTAACGCGAAATCTTATCCTGAATATCCGATACATCGATTGTTTCCAGTGATAAGGAAACTTCGGGTGCTTCGGTGACATTAGAAAGTGTTACATAGCCACTCGTAGGGCGCACTCCGGGATGTGAAGAATCTTCGAAGCAATACTTGACTCTCGCGCCGACAGTAATTATTTCATTCATGCCGTTTATCCTCCTTAAAATATTTGAAATGTTCTGTTATACCGCGCCGTGACGCGATAGATAGTACGATCAATGTTCGGCAACTGTGAGCGCATAGTCCGTGTAAAGCCCATTTCGTGCATACACCTATCTATTACGTCCATAATCGCTTTAGCCTGTGTTTTCTTGCCCGTCTTTAGGTTGCTGTAGACATTAGCCGTATAAGTCAGACTGCAAGCTGTTTCAGGCTGATTGTTCAGTTTGTAGGTTTCGGGTACTTCAGCATTGTCATCTTCCACAAGGCTTACTGCCGGAAATGTCTCTGCATTCTCAACATATTCGCCGTAGATAGAGATGGTGTTGTAGGTAGCGCGGAGTGCGTTCGCAACGTAATTGAATACTTCATTCTCGATATCTATCACAGCCTAAACACCTCCTTCGCTATATCCACCATCTTTTCCCTCGCTACTTGCGCCGAATAATACATAAACATCGTTGCCGGAATACCGTATGTATGGCGTTTACGATGTGTTTCATCGTAGT